ACCATCGCGCCCGCACTCACGGCAGGCCTCAACCTGCTCGTATCGGCTGGCCTCGGCCTTCGCCCCGGCGCCATGCTCATCGTGAACTGGCTCTCAGACACCACCGCTCGCGCGGTTACGGGCACCACGGGCTTCCTCGCTGGCACACCTGCAGCCACCGGCACCATCAGCAAGCAGTCGTCCGCCACCTACTGGTACGACGGCACGGTATTCCGCCTCATGGCCACCGTCGCCTCGATCAACTGATCCACCGCTCACCACCAGCCTTACCTCCTAATCCCTCGCCGCCATGGCCGCACTGAATCAAGAACTTTTCCTCCCTCAGATCCGCGAAGTTCTCTTCGCAGACAACGAGTTTTTGAACTACATCACCCGCCTCGACTCCGCCTTCGACGGTGCCGAGAGTGTGCCTGAGTTCATCAACGTTCCCGTGTCTGGCGCCATGGCTGCGGCCACGCGCGGCACTCCGGTGCGGCCCCTGCCCGTGCTGGCCCGCACCGACATCAACCGGCAGCTGCAGATTCGCCCCTACCGCACCCCAGGTGCCTTTGAGGTTGAGTCCAGCGAGCAGGCGTACCTGGCCTACAACAAGCGCGCCAGCCTCATGCGGCAAATGTTCGCCACCGTAGGAGATCGCATCGCCACCGACGCGCTCCGCACCATGGCTCCTGCCACAGCCGGCATCATCCGCACCACCAGCGGTACCACGGTCGTAGCAGCCTCGGGCTTGCTGCCGTACCCCAACTCCACCGGCACGGCCGCGCGCATCCTCGCTGATGACTTCTACCGCGCAAAGCAGATCATGGACGACCGCAAGCTGCCCAAGAGCGGGCGCTACGCGGCCATCCCTCCCGCCTTTTACCGCGACATCTTCAACATCGAGGCCTTCATCCGGGCCGAGAACATGGGTGGTGCGGTGATCCCAAGCGGAGTCATCGGCAAAATCGCCGACATCAACATCATCGTCCGTCCCGACATGCCGCTCTTCAACGGCTCGGGCACACCAGCACTAAAGGTCGAAGGTTCTGCACCCGACCTGGCCAACGATGCGTTCGGCATCATCTTCTGGCAGCGCGACTACGTGCACGGTGCAATTGGGGCTTTCAAGCTCTTCCTCGAAGAGGATTCGGCTACCCTACAAGCCACACTCATGAGCGGCATCGCTTACGCAGGCTTCTTGGTGCCCGAAGCCATTGGCACGCTCGCGCTGGTTCAAGCTCGCGCCTAACCTAGAACGGGTCCGAAAAGGGGGGCTTCTGGCCCCCCTGAGTAAGAAAGAAAAAACCTCTCATGACCCAGCCAGTGCTCAAACTCCTCTACACCTACGTTGGCTTATCTAAGGCCGCCAAGATTGCAGTGGCCGGACTGATGGCCATCACGCTCGAGGGGGTAATCAAAGCGCTGGGCAGCTTTTTCAATACCTACATCTTCGACGACTGGGCCTCTCTACCCTACATCGTCGTCCTCGTCTTCATCGACACCGCGTTGGGCTTCTACCGAGCCTGGCACCTCAAGCGCATTAGCTCCAAGGGCTTCTCCAAGGTCCTTTCCAAGCTCGTTACCTACAGCATCCTACTCATCACCAGCCACGTGCTGGCAGAGTTTACCGTCAGAGGCGAGCGCGTGCTGCTACTCGAGTGGTTCAGCGCCGCCGTCTACCCTTTCATGATAGTGCGCGAGGCACTGAGCTTGATTGAGCACTTGGCCTTGCTCGGCTGGGTCAAAATCCCCAACGAGATCAAAGCCCGACTCGAAAAGTTCACCGACGACGGTCACCCTTTACCCAATTCCCCCCAATCACCCAAGTGAAGCATCTACTCACCCGCCTGTTGCTCGCGGCCCTTCCGCTGCTGCTCGGCACCCACCTCTCCGCATCATGCCTCGCCTCGCCCTTCTCTTCGTCCTCCTCAGCCTTTCAGGATGCACGCTTTACCGCGCCGGAGTCACAAGAGCAGACTGCGAGCGTCAGTTTGGCCCTTGCGCCTTTGCCCTCAAGCCTGACACCGTCAGCGTCACTCCACCTGCCGTCTCCTTCGTCGATTCAGGCCGCGTCATTCAGTTACTCGACGCATTGGCCAGCCTACGCGCTCGCGCCTACGCCGACTCTATTGCATCGTCAGATCAGCTTAGCTACCACCTCACTCGCGCCAGCACCGCTCAAGACTCAGCCGAAGCTTACCGTTCTGCTCTACTTCGCGAAGCCGCCAGGCGGAAAAGCCTTGAGAGGAAAGAATACTCGCTACGCATACAACTTCAGTCACTTAGCTTCTGCGACTCCACAGGTCAGCTGTGTGGGAAAGTGGAAATACAGCCTAGCGGTCAGTTATGGCTCCGACTATTGTCTAATCCCAAGCCTGTCAAGTTCTCTCCTACCGTCGTACCCTGTCCACCGCCGGTCGAGAGCCCTTTTCCCTGGGTCACGTTTGGGCTATCGCTGCTAGGCGCAGTCATAGCCACCGCAGTCATCACCCGTATCACCCGCCGCTAGTATGTCCATCTCCGCCGCCGCCGTCAAAGCCGCCAAAGAACGCAAGGAGCTCACCGATAGCCTCGGCTTACCCGCCGAAGCCACCGACGAGCAGATCACCGTCGCTAAGCGAGAGGCCGAACGCAAAGCGCTCGCCACCAGCCTCGGCCTACCCGCCGACGCCACCGACGAGCAGATCGAAGCCGCCAAAGCTGAGAAGGCTGCGGGCGTCGAGGATGCTGCCCCAGCTGATCCCCTTGCCAGCCTATCCGACGAGATGCGTGCCCTTGCGCTTTCCACCTTCGGCTACTACGACGACAAGCCCGGCCAGAAGACCGACGTCTTGCTGATGACCTCAGACGGCACGCTCTTTCATCCCCTCGACGTCAGCTATGCCCAAGCGCACGCCGCGCGTCAGCCGAACGGGCAGGTTCAAATCAACGAAATCCACCGCACCGCCTAAGCGCCTCTCTTCATGCCCCGCGTCAAACTATCCGGTCCCGAGTTCAAGGTCGTCAGTGGTGGCCTCGGACGCATTACCGCCAACGATCAGGGCGTATCGGCGCTGATTTTTCACGGCTACTCGGCCCCCACGGCCCCTACGGCATTCGGCACGGCACCGCGCAAGATCGAGTCGCTCTCGGCCGCCGAGGCGCTTGGCATCACATCAGCTTGGCAGCTATCCAGCACCCAAGTCACGCACTACCACATCTCCGAGTTCTACCGCCAAGCCCCTCGCGGCGAGCTGTGGGTTGTTTTTGTGCCCGTTGGCGATGTGCGCACCACGGCCCAACTGCTCAACGAACTCCAGCGCGCTGCAGGCGGCCGCATCCGCCGCTTCGGCCACGTCAACAGCTACGGGCTTGACCTCGCCGCTGGCCTCATCAGCGCACTCGACACCGACGCCGACTCGCTGCTCAATCAGCAGCGCCCAGCCTACAGCGTGGTCGAGACCAACGTCATCGGTGCCCTCGCCGACGCTCGCCGCTTCATCGTCAAGATTGCCGCCCAAGACGACGGAGTCTTGCGTGCCATCAGCAGCACCCCCACCGGCACCAAGCCCGCGTGGGTGCGCAACGCATCCTGCATCGGCACCTACCTAGGTATCCGCGCTGGCTACGGCCCGAACCAGTCCGCCGGCAAAGTCTCCACCAAAGACCTCACCGCAGGCAGCTACCTCGGTGCGGCCGTGTTCCAGCAGCCCGCATTCACCGACGAGGCCCTCGTCTCCAGCCTTGACATCGCCGCTCTCGAAAACCGCAAAGGAGACCAGGTGATCATGCTCCGCACGTTCACCGACTACCCCGGCGTCTACTTCGAAGACGACTACACGCAGGCCTTGTATGCTAACCTCGACTTCCGCAAGGTCGCCAACATCGAGGTGCTCCAGTCCGCCCTGCGTCGCGTGCGCACGGCCATCATCCCCTTCGTCAACAGCGAGGTCACCCTCACTACCTCCGGCAGCATCGACCCTACCACCGCCGAAGAGTGGCAAGCCGCTGGTCAGTCCGAGATCCGCTCCATGATCGCCGCTGGCGAGATCTCCGGTGGCCGTGTCACCATCGACACCGAATCCGACATCGTCACATCGGGCAACATCAATGGCGAAGTGCAGCTGCAGCTGCGCCCCAACGCTGAGTATTTCACCATCAAAATCGGCTTCTCCGCCACGATCAGCTGATGAACTACCAACGCTTCGCCCGTCCACAGCG